GGACTTTTCATCATTTATTAAAAGGTCAATATTATTACCTCTACTGTATTCCCAAAAAGACTTTGGTTCGAATGAAAATTCATATAATTTTTGTTTTCTCATTCTATCAGCATACTTCATATCGGTAACTTTCCTTGAGGCATATTAGCAGAACCTTTTAGTAATTTTAAATTTATTGCTTCTGCTTTAATTTTTTCTTTTAGTGATTTAGAAACTAATTTACCTACAGTAGCAGGATCCACATCATTCTGAGTACAGAAATCTAATATGGCATCCATATAGGGTATGCGTTTCTCTTTGACTATTGATTCTATTTTAAGACTAAATTCTTTTGAGTTCATAGGGTATAATATATCATAATAAATTGAATTTGTAAAGCGTGGAGTGTTTCTGTTTCCAAGTACACTCCACAAAACTCAGCAGTTTTTAGGCTGCAAGGGCAAAGTTTTCGTTGCCATTTAAAAATGCGTTTAAGTTCGCCAACTATTACTCTCTTACAAGTCTTTCAATGCCTGTCGAACCTACCACACCCCCCAAAAGCACACAAAGATTGTCTGTGTTAATCTCTTTATGTGCTTTTGGTGGAGGTGGAGGGAGTTGCACCCTCGTCCAGTACACCTATTGCACTTATCGTCAACAAGTAATCTTGTTATGCACCCAAATTACCTAAACTAGGATTTAATTGAGTGTCAAAGCTGTGATATAACATACACATTTCATTACCATTTGGTATGGAAATAGAAGTCATTTGTTCATCTCCATTTTGTTGTACCCAATGTGTAATTATATAAACTATTTCACCATCAGGATTACTACCTTGTCTACCAAATGATATGCTAAAAGGTATCATATCGTGGTCTTCAGCGTATCTCATAACTTCTTCAGTTTTACCACAAACCATTAATGATTGTTGAGTATAAAACTCATAATTGGCTTTGGCTTCTGAAGTGTGTACAAAATACACTAATAATGTTACTAAACTTGCTAATAAGATGTTTTTCATTATGGCCTTCTCCTGTGATAAAATTCGGCCACTAACGACAATATTAATCTTGCTCTACTTTATCTTTATTTTGTTCTTCAAAATATTTATAAAAGTCTGCTATTTCTTTTTTCAAAGGTTCGATATAATCTTTCTTATCTTTAACAAAAGATTGAGTTGTACCATCTTCACTAGCAATTAAAACCACAATTTGGTCAATTGGCGTTCCAAAAAGTTCTTCGTACATTATTGCATAAGCAGTTGTTTGTTTGAAGTAACCCTCACACCATGCTTCTTTTCGTTCTTTATTAGCTGTTTTAAAGTCAATAACAGATAATTTGCCATTGAATTCTGCAATACAATCCACCTGACCAGCAAGTGTTAATTGTTTTGAATACATAATTGTTTCTAAACAATGTATGTTCTCAATTTGGTCGACATAAGGTCGGATTAATTTAAATAATCCAAGAGGTAATACACTTCTTTCTGAAGGTGTTTCGCCTTTTAAATATTGTTCGATTAGAGTATGTGTTGATTTACCTCTACGAGCGGCACGACCCATTTCCCATTTGGCTGCATCTTCACCAATTGAATCTCGCCACTTTTGAAGTTCTGCGGATTTCTTAACACCAAGTACAGTTGTTACGGAAGGATAGGCATGACCATCAATATCATAAAACCTAAAACCATTTACGCTTTTACCTTTTGTTTTAGGTAATTTACTCTCATCTAATTGTATAAATTTCTTCGCCATTTCAGTTCCTTTTTAATTTTATAGTTAATTATATACCAACAAATCAATAATGTCAAGCCTTATTTGTAATTAGCTGACAATATTATTCTTTTGGTATTTGTTTTTTTTGATACTGTGTAGTGTTCTAAGTAACTTCTAAAGACTAATAATCTACCCTCTTTAGGAGGATAATGACAATCGTTATATGTCCATTCATTTAAACGACCACCGATTGTGAAATCATCTTTAACAGTTAAGTTCATAGGATTCATCATATCAGTTACAGGATTTTTAAACCTTGTACCCTCATCATCAATATGAGATTTTAGAAAAAAATTAACACTCACAATTGAACCTGTGTGAGCGTGAGCAACATTTGATTCACCGTAAGGATAATCTATAGACCAACACTCAAAACATTTTAGTTTTTTATTATAAAAATTGTGTTTAGAACAATAACTTAAAACTTCATTATCAATCCATTTTGATAATTTTGAAAAAGCTGGGTCATCATGCCAGTTATGATATGACCTGCCATTCTCATCATAATTCATAATATTATTTAAGTTGGGCATAACTGTTTCATTAAGTTCATCATAAAAAGGATAGTCTGCCCAACCTATAACTGTTGGAAACCATTCATCATATATCATAATAATTCCTCCAAATCACTTTTTAATTAAGTGCCTTTTTGACTATATAAATCGTTTATATAATCTCTTTGTTCTCTTAGGACTTCTTCTTTCTTTCAGTCGGTTAATGTTTTAGCCAAATCGGTAGTTTCATTTACTCGTCTAGTCCAACCTTTACCAAAAGTATCAAATGTACTTAATTGTTCGTAGTATTTTTGTCTTGCTTCTTGGTAATTGTCAATAGTTTTTTCAATACCGTGTTCTTCAACATAACCTGTAAGTGTTCTTAATGTATTAGGACCGATACCACCGTCTGCAACTGTACCAATCATTGTTTGTAGATACTTGGCTGCTCTGCCTGGACCTGCATTAACACCAAAGTCAAAGACGCATAAGTCTAAACCACCAGGCAAATCATCACCTTTTAGTTTATCCCAATAACCTTTTTTGTAGATTGGTGCTACATCTTCAACTGTTAAGTCTTTCATATCTTTTGTGCCACCAAATTCTTCATATACTCTTTTAGTAACACCTAAATTAGTTTCGCCGCCAGGATCCTTAGGGTGATTTACATAACCACCTTCATGGTGTAAAATAGTTTCTAAACATTTATCGTAGTTTGATTGCATTTAGTTTTTCCTTTGCCTTTAATTTGAGTTTTTTCATCTCTTTTATTTTAGACCATAATGAAGTAGACCTGTCAACAGTTCGTTGTGTTTCAAGTTCATTAACTTCTTTTTTCAACTGCTTATGTTGTGTCTTTGCATCCATTTTACCCCCTTGTGAGTTTTAGGATTTTTTCAATCTGTGCCTTAATGATTGGCGCTCTATTTGGCCAATGAATGTAAGGCTCGTCTGATTTAGATAAGTTATATAAAAATGGTAATATAACTTTCTCTAATTCTTTAAATCTATTTTCATATACTTCGTTTGTTACTGACTCGGTAATTTTATCCTTTTCAGCAACAATCTGCATAATCTCATTCATCATAGATTTTATATCACCAACATCTTCCTTGACTCTTGCCAATTCTAAGTTGGAATTTTCTAATACGCTTGGGTCAATAGTTGGTTGAGTATCAGACTCAGGTGCCTTTTGAACCGGAGTAAATCCCCAATCATCATCTAGGTCAAACCCACGCATATAATCTGGTAAATCAGCCATATTATTTTCCTTTTTTTTGTTGTGCTTGTCTTTTTTGGTGTTTCTGTAATACTTGTCTTGTTTTAATATCTTTGATAGATTTATTACCATATAAGTCATGCACTTTAGAACCTGGATGTGCGTCACCAATACGACTTAGCATATCTTTCCAGCCACCATCCGTTTTCATTCTACCCATACCCATAACACCACCTACAATGTTAACCTTGCTGATAAGTTGTTTCATGTGAGGATTATTTTTCTTAAACTCATCAAGTTCAGCAATCGACATCATTTCGGTAGTTACTTCACCTGTTTTGGTATTTTCAAAATCGTATGTTGGCATATATTTTTCCTATTTAAAATATTTATTCAGGACTTCAAGTTGGTCATGGTATTCTGCAATAATTTTTAGTTCTTTTTCAATAGCTTCTAAAATGTCTGGATGTTCACCCACACCAGCTGCGTTTTTTAAATACACTTCAACATTCATTGAGTGTTTTGCAATATGACCTTTTGCGTGTTGTTCAATTGCATCAATCATATTTTGTCTGTTATATTCTTTTCCTAATGCCATTATATCACTCCTTTACTTTGATATTCTTTGACGCCTTCTAAGTACCAAGTCGGTGCCTTAGCAGGTTTTTTCCATGTTGCAAATCTTACTTTTTCCATTATGTAATATTTACGATAACTTGCAACACTATCACCAGGTATTTTACAATAATCTGGCATTGCTGGTGTTGCATCTGTGCCTTTCTTTTTCCAATTTGCATTGGTAGGCGGATGAGATAATATACTGCCTAAAAGTCTAACCGATTTATGGTTTTGGACATGGCCATATCTCTTTTTAAATTCTTCGTTTAGTTCTAACATATGATTATATAACCATACATAATTCCAGGCTGAGTCCATAACCCATACTGTACTAGGGTGTCTTACATGACTTGCCTTGTATAAAACTGGTTCTAAATTAGGATTAGGGTGGCGCCATCTTTTAATCTTACGACCATTTGCTGTTTTATCATAATATTCTGTACCGTCTTGTACACGGTGTGCCGTTGATAACATCTGACAACTTTCTACAATCATTTTTGAAGTATGCTTATCACAAGCCATTCTAGCGGCTGTTTGTGGGTCTTGGTGTAAATAAAAAATGTTCATATATTTTTAGTCCTTTCTCACAAAATAACTGATAGTAAATCTGTAATCAGGACCATAAGTTGATTGCGGTCTTATTGTGTGAGGTATTTCACCATCAAAAACAACAATTCTTCCTGGCACAAAAGTTGATACAAATTTAGCATCAATTAGGTTATCATCATAAAATAAAGTTTCACCAGCGAAACCATCTTTCCACTCTAAATTAACATAATATAATAAAACTATATTTCCTTTATGTGTGTGATTAAAGTTATAATCTCCACATTTACTTAGATTAACAATACATTTTTCAAAATTATCTATGTTAAATTTTAATTTACTTTTTTTACTAATATTTTTTAAATATTTAAATAGTGAGCTATTAATAACTTCATCTTTTGTAAATGCACTATGTATATTAGGTATTTTTTTATCATCTGTTCTATCTTCCCAACCTAATCTATAATTTGATTTATATACATAATCATATATATTTTGCATATCTACAAAAGGCACCTCATTATCAAAAATTTCAATATTCATTTTTTTCACCTAATGTAAATGTTTGTTGTATAAATCCATTCTATTATATTTTCTACACAACTTAATAAACACATCAAACCAATAGTTCTTAGCCCAATCACTCGTAGATTGTTTACATACATTTATAACGGCCAAAATTTTCTGTTCTGTCGTTTGTGTATCTCCCATGATTCTTTTTAAGTCAACTGTGTGCATCATATCT